CACGACTCCAATGTACCCTCCTTGGTTTTTCAGTGACGGTCTGCACCAAAGAGATTGGATTGTGAATCATAACATCATGTCGCATGGCATGTTTCCACGCAGCAGAAAGGACACTGCGTCTGTAGTTGGCGGTGCGAACACCAACGTTTAGCCATTGCTCATATGCTTGTGTGATGTGTCGAACTTTCAAGTTCTTACAGCGGTAACCCCCAAGAGTCCTGCCTTCTACCTCTGTCAATATAGCAGCTTGCAAGTGTGCTTCGTAGTCTCTTTGGGAGGAGGACGAGAGCCTACGATATACATCAGAGTGCAAGTAAAAGTCTACTATTTGTGTCAGTGTGGCTGACTGCTTGGGGATATTCATATTACCATTTCCTCCTTACCTTCCAATAAGCCCATGCTCTACTACAATGACCATCGCCAAGCAATGCGTCCAATAGTCGCACGAGATTAGTCTTTCCGTTTCGTTTCCACTCCCAGTTCCTTGCTGAGAAAGTTTGATTTAATCTTCCTCCAAGTACTACGTTTGTCAACACGCTTAGAGCTATCAGTATTCTTACCAGATAACTTACCTGCCCAGTGTGAGACATCATCGAAAGGCGTGTTCTTATCTTGGGTAACATCATCATCATTTACTGGCATGTATAAACCATAGGTAAATAAAACCTATGAAGTACACCACTGTTATCAGTAACGGTACACCTGCTGCTAAAAGTTCGGAACCCATAGTATCCCCTCCTCTTTCTCTTGTTCATGTAGTTTTATGTAGGCTTCCTCAAGTTTAGCCTCTTCCTCTTGACCTTCCCACCAAGCATCATCTGCTCTGCGTCTACAGTCATTGATCACCCTGTCTATGGGTTCAACTTTAGTAATCTGTTGTTCGCTTTGTGTGGGCTTGTATCTCCAATGCCCATTAGCATTCCAGTATCCTTCAGTACGCATGTTCTCTCTTCCTTATCTCAACAGTTAACTTAGGAAACATTTTAAGATACCGTAGCTCGTAGCGTACAGCATCCATGCGGTGCTTGAATGAGTGGTATCCAAACCAGTTACCATCCTGTCCAAACCATACTTCATAACTCATTAGCATATCCTTTCTTTGTTAGTACCATAAGTTCTACTCGATCCCCAACACACGTCAAGTGGTTTTATTTTTCCGTTAGGCAATGCCATGCCTGGGTATCTGTAGTGTGGATTCTCTTTCAAGAATTGTCTTAGTCTTTCTACTTCCATCTTGCGTTGTGTTTGTCGTAACTCTTGGACACACGCAGCCCTACCTGTCCAGTGATCATGCTTGGACATGCAATACTTTTGTATCTGATTGGTATCCTCAACCATCGCTAGTAGTAGTTCGATCATCTTTTAATCCTTTGTATATCATTGCTTCTGCATCTTTATATTGACCTCGTAGCATACAGTCATGCGCCCACCTGAACCATGACATTGCTTTCTTATCATATGTATCAGGTTCACTTTGTATTTCTTCCTTACCGTTACTAGTATAGGAGCCAACCTGATGTAGGTTAAGAAACCCCAACAGGTTAGGCTTGTCAGTGGGTACATCGACAGTCTGATAATCCTTGCCGCAATACTTACGTGCATCAGCTTGTGTACCTGCCCATACACCCTCAGAGTTTTTGTATAGTTTCATGTTGTGTCCTCCACTTATCCCATCGCTTAGTCTTAGGGAATGTTTCCCTGTGTCTACCTTCATGATGCCACTGGTATACAGTACTAGCAGATAGGTCAAACTTTCTAGCTGCTGCTGCTACGTTGTGGAATGTCTCACCAAATAGCCTACACTCTAATTGTTTTTGTATGCGTGTTGGTTCAAACTTTATACGTGCGTGTGCATGTAGTCCTTGTGGTTGCATTACACTTCCTCCATTGAGTCTATCTCTTGTTGCTTATGTCCTATGATTACCATAGCTTCAGCGTTCTGTTCTATCAGTCGCTTGTTGTGTCTCAGTGCAGACTGATACTGTTCTTGTAAGTCACGCACATTACGTTTGAGTATCTCTATCTCATCAGCTTGTGCGAGTATCATCTTTCTGTTTTTCTCAGCTTCCATTTCATCAGGTAGCATTGGTCAACTCCACCCACTGTACACCTTCACCCATAGGTAGGTTAAGGGTATCTCTTTCTTCTTGAGTGTATAGTGAACGTGTGTTGTCACACCATCCGTCAGTCCTAGACCACCATAATCCTTCGTTGTTTTCTATATAGTATTTCATTGTCTTGTATCCCCTTCTAGACAGGCAAGCATCTTTAGTCTCCCTATATACTGGGTGGTTGACATGGTAAGACATATAGTCCCAGTCCATACTGTCTAGTGCATTAGCTAGTAGGTCATGCGTAAAACCCTGAGTCACTATCATGTAAGGCTCACAGTGTTCCTTCACTAGCATTTCTATATACTTAGGTGTCAGGTCAACACCATCCTCCAAGCGTTCATCAAACATAGACTTGAATGACGCTATGCATATCTGTTCAATGTTCATAGTACTCCTCCACCATTTCTAGTAGTTTCTTAGCTTGGTAGTCACCACGTTCTGTCATTTCTTTTAAGTATTTCACAAGCATATCTTTCATGCTTCTTTCCTCCTTGTATCTACAAGCTTCACTTGCTTGGCTAAGTCTACCCTAGTCTCAAAGTATTCTAGCTCTTTGTCTTGGAAGTCACTGAGCCACCACCTGAGTAACTCAGCCGCCTTGATACTATCCACATTACGTTTGTGGAATGACATTGTAAGGTAGGTCATAGCCTCCTCAACTGCCATGCTTGTACTCATGCCCACCTCTATGTTTAGTTTCTTAGATAAGTCTCTCACAGTGTGCATATTTTCTAAGCTCCATTTTTTAGTCATTAGTCCATCCTCACTATTGTATGTCCACCCTTTTTCTTAGGCAGTGCAACGAATGCATAAGGGTATATGTACCCAACACCATCAGGTGTATTGATCAGAAAGTATGGCTCTAGATCATCATCGTCACGAGATACATACTTACCATCGAGTGATACCTTACCACCCATAGGGTAAGGCTCACACCCTGCAGACTGTTGATACTTACGGGCAAAGAACTCCAAGATATTAGCCTCCTGTCTGTCACCCTTGTTCCACTCAATGAACCAAGTCAACAGTAGTCCATTGCCCTCTATGAGTTGACCCCACTCCGAATCAGTGAAGTCAAGTGCTTTGTTTCTTACTATAGCGTTTTGCATTGTGTGTCCTCCTACCCTGCAAAGTGGTATAGTCTACGTTTGGGTACAGCTTGCGTAATGTACAAGCTACGTCTACCAAAGTGATAGCCAGTCATAACATCACCCTGAGATTTACCGTAGCGTTTCTCAATCTTGCGCTTGCGGTATATACCCTTGTTGCCAAGTATGTTGAAACGGAACCCATCAGTACCGTCATTTAGTGGTTTAGTTGCTAGTATTACAAACATGTTTATCTCCTCTCTGTTTGTATTAGTGTGAGTCCACCACGAACCCACTTGTATCTTTCTTAGCTTTACCCTTAGCATAGAGTGCAACGATGTGTCCACCCTTCGGGTCAAGAAATCTTAGATCGTCACTGTCACCATCCACAACTGGATAGCCTTGCCACGTAGTTTTGTGGTACGCTGTACGATATACTACAGCCGCATTCATACCTTGCTCAATAGCCTTGTCGAGTAGCTTGGCATATTCAGGGTTGGCGTTGGAATAGCTCCACGTCAAATGGTAGTTGGGTATATCCTTGCACTTACGATTAGAAATCTTGGTGTAGTCATAGTACTGCACATCAGGGTGCAAATCAAATATGTTGTAGTCACCTAGCTTGATAAGCTCCCATCGTATGTCTGTTGTGCCGTTCAGTCTAACACAAGGTTGAATCCCTCGCTTGTGACAGTATGCACTAAACTTGGTGATGTCCTCATGTAGTTGTTGCATGAAGCTATCACGATCACGATAGAACCACTCGGCCTTGCGTTGTCTAGCTGTCTGCACATTGTTGAACGCACCTCGTCCAGCAGTATATAGGCAAGCATCAATACAGCTTGCTTGCTTTGCCATAGCGCATGAGTTGAATGACTTACCATCCACCATGATTTTGTAGGGTGTCATATACAAGATAGCTGTGAGATATTCAGAGCCATCACCCTTGATAGTTTTGGCGTTGGTTCCAACACCTAGTAGTTTATACGTTGACATTGTTAGCCTCCTCAATAGCTTCTAATTGTTCGTTGAACTTAGTCGCCATGTAATTCCAAGTCAAGAGCATAGCGATATTCATATCCATGCCTCGCATCTGTGATTGCAAAGCATCCATGTCCTCTGGTATTGCGGCTAGTCCGTTACGTTGCCATCTATCATACATTACGCTGTTCTCCATACACGAATACATTTATCATGCTTCAGTGTTCGTAGTGCATAATCCTGTTTAGGGTTCCGCTTCTTTTGTGATTGTATAGCAGATGTAAGCCTACAAGATACTTGCTTATAATTAAGCTTTGTAGTTGGATCAACCTTTACTGCAAAACTATCTCCAACCTCCATATCATTAAAGGGGTATTTGTGACTTACTACACCGCCCCACATAGGGTTAGGCATTTCTATATTCTTTTCAACTTTGTACATTTTAGTCCTCCATAAATATATACAATGTAGAATAAGCTATTCGCACTAGCTGTATTCATCAAGACACAATAGCCACCCATTGTCAAGCAAAGTCTAGGTTGGCCTAGATTAGCGGCTATTGTATCCACAAAATACAGGTTACATAAAACAGTAGGTTAGCTCACTTCCACGCCTATGAGCTATTGCAAAATTATGTCTATTCGTTTGTGTCGTATCAGTTATCTTTCGTTAGTGTTGTATTCAGTCTTTCGTATTTAGTTTTAGTAGTCAAGTATTTTGTTTTAGTATTTGTGCTAGGGCTTTTCACCGTAGCTGTCTAAGGACGCTGTTAGTTAAAGGATCAAGAACTTTCGTTTACTCTTTAAGCTAACTTGTCGCTTTCGATGTACTATTAAGGGCATACCCCAACATAGATTGCAAGCTTTATTTGTAATTATTTTATAAGTCATTGTAATTAAACGAATCTTTTTTATGTTGTTCTTGTTTGGTTCTGACTGTGGTTGTTTGTTCCTGATTCGTTCTGCTTTATGTATATATAATGAGTCACCCCACCCTAGGGGGGTAGGTATTTTGTGATCACAAAGTAGGGGTAGTAGTTATGCATCCTTCTTTGATTTGTGATCACATTCTGAGAAGTGACATAAATATCACACCTTTTTGTAGTTTATTGACGTTATATCAGTTAGTTTATGCTGTAATAACAGTAACTTACAAGATAAACACCTGTAATTCTGGGCAATGACACCTTAAAAAGCCCACCCTGCGAGGGCCATGGGGGGTATACCAGTACGTATATATACATAAACACACAGAAGTGGTATTTAGAATAGGGACATAATGTCGCATATACAAAGATAAACACTTGACACACCCTATTTTTTGGGTATAACTGCGGAGCAGGAGCAGGTAGTTAAACTTTTTAAGTTAAAACTAATAAAAAAGTAAACATAAATAAAATATTGGACATAGGAAAAGTTTAACTTGACAGTTATACTGTACTGATGTATACTAAATCTAGTAACACACTAATAACTATAACCAATAATTTGTGTTATACTTGATATGTACCGTATTCTGGGTGTCTTTCTTCCTCACATTCCTCCTCCTCACACGTAGTTTATGGTACATATCACCTTTTAGGTAAGACTATGTACAAAAACAAAGTAAGCTTGTACTCATCTGAAGACGTAATAGAAGAGTTTTACGATGCTATAGCAGATGGGGACAGTAAAAGACTCCGTAGAGTTCACATTCCTAAGTCCGATGTATTCTATGTGCGTGAAGCACTGAAGTCTAGGCTAGGAGAAAGTTATACTTTAGACCATATCGAGAGAGCTATGTACTTAGAGGGCTTCCTACAGCGCCATGAGGTACTAGACCCTGATAGAAAAAGACCTGGTGTAGGTTAAATAAAGTGTTGACATTGAAATCTGTATCCATACAACTATGTGTATTAGGAATATTGTCAGCCTGTCAAACTATTACATATACTGCATCGTGTCGAGTGGGGGATACTGCATGTCAGAGAAACCAAAATGCCCAAACACTCGCACTCATCGGTCACAAGGAAGCTGCTACAGAACTTATGTGTAGCGATACTGCTGTTAGTAAGCTACCCGATATATGCTGAAGAAGCAACGGACGGTGATGGTAACGATATAGCTGGTGACTTCTCTAATAACTACGAAGATTCTACTGTAGAGTCTAACAATACTAGCGAAGTTACAAACTATAACGGAGCAGGGTCTTCCCCAGGGAGTAGCCCAGCAATGACTGCAATGGCTCCGACAGTAATGGGTGGGGGAGGTAATGACTCCTGTTTAATCCCTAAGAGCAGAGGCTTTCAATTAAGTATAATTGGCCTAGCTGAAGGTGAGATGCAACAGGATGACCACTGTAATCGCAGAAAGAATGCTAGATTACTAGGATTACCTCAGCAGATTGGTGGGCTAGGATTACAGGTATCGGCTATATCTATTATGTGCCAGGATGCCACGGTATTTAGGAGTATGATGTTAGCCAATACTCCATGTCCGATAAACGATTCAAAGACTGGTAGACTGCTAATGGGTAAAGCAGCTATCAACAAGTACAGAGAAAACCCTGATACATTTGTAGTAGGATATAATTTAGATAAGAAGTTTTGGGATACTCTATTAAGAGTTGGAGAGGAATACACAGATGAAGAAATCGTTGAAGATACTACTCCTAAGCAGTCCATTAGTGATCGCTTCAGGAGCAGCAAACGCAACATCGCTACCAGTAGTTCAACCAGAGCCAATAACAATGGAACTGGAGATAGTGGATCTAAACCTAACCCTGACAGGCCAGGAGAAGATTGACGCCCTGATTAGCTCACTAGGTGCTATCAAGAAAAGAGTAGAGGACGGTGCTACAATAACAGTAGGCGCTATCGGATACCAAGCACTGGGCGGTGTTGTAGAGAACGACACATTCAACGATGGACTTATTACGCAAGATGAGTTTGATTCTTATATAGAAGCGAAGGATCTTGTAGCTAACCACGATTACTCCACAGCAGAGAATGCACAACAGCTATTCATGCAGGAGTACAACGCTAGTATGAATGACTTGGATGAAGCGTTGGACTTACTAACAGATGCTACTGGAGAGATCATGTCAGGCGTAGGTGTAATGGAAGCTGCTGCTGCAGCCGACACATCACCAGAGCAGGAAGCTCTACAAGGATTGCTAGGCCAGGAAGAGTACAGCATAGACCAAGCAGAAGTTGATGCGTACAACCAAGCCGTAGCACAAGTAGAAAGCTACGCTCAACAAGCTGGTGCTTTCATGGCTGCTGCTAACAACACAGATCTTACAGCCAGCATCGACAGCTACGCCACACAGAATAACTTTGTAGTCGGTAACTACACAATGATTACTTACACCCAAGCTATGGATGAGTTTGTAATCAACTGGGATGACGATGGGTTTGGCTCTGGTTGGCAGGGCTACCTAGCACCAGACTTCAAAGATGCAGAAGACTTGTATGGCGCTGGTGAGTACATAGCACAGTACGGACAGATGCCAGACTAATGGCTATGGAATTTAGTATAGGAGGCTTTAATGTCAAAGGCTGGATGGTTGCTGTGGCTTTGCCTGTTTTGTCCACAGTCTCTGGTGGCGTATACTTTGGTTACGATACTTTACACAGGTTTTACGGTGTAGAGGATGGCTTAAGTTCAGCACAAAGTAAAGCAAGCGCAAACGCAAAACAAATTTCAGAAATACAAAAAAGCTTAACTCAGTTACGCAATGACACTAATAGAGATATAACAGCAGCAAAAACATTTGCGGCAAACGAATTACAAGAAGCCGAATCAGACCTAAACGATCAAAGTGTTGCAAATCTGCAACAGTTAAACAATAAGATAACACAACTACAAAGTACAATAACAAGTAGAATACAGACAGTAGAGCAAGCGGTACTAGATAATGATGTACGTGGACTAGCCTCAAAGATGGCTCAGTTGACTACAAACATGCAACAACTACTAGAGCAACAGAAAGTTTTACTTGACTTGCGCTCACAAGTTGCTAAAGCTACTACTATCACAGATGGCATAGGTGACAAGCTAGATGTACTACAAACAGAAGTAGATGACATTTGGAAAGCCTATGATGAAATGGCAAGTAACCCACTGTAGAGGATAACATGGCTAAACCAGCAAAAGGCAAGATGTTTGCAAAGACAACTACCAACCCCAGAACAGGGCGTAAGATCAAAGTAAGTTACGGTCAAGCAGGTAAAGCAAAAGATGGTGGTAAGCGTATTAGACCTGGAACAGGTAAAGGTGATTCGTACTGTGCAAGAAGCGCTGGTCAAATGAAGAAGCACCCAAAGGCAGCAGCCAATCCTAACAGCCCACTACGTTTATCTCGTAAGAAGTGGAAGTGTGCTGGTACTAAATCGAGGAAAGCATAATGGCAACACCTAAAAACAAAGCTCTGTATTCTAAAGTAAAGTCAGAAGCTAAAAGAAAGTTTAAGACATGGCCCAGCGCATATGGAAGTGCATGGTTAGTTAAGACCTACAAATCACGTGGAGGTACTTACAGTAAGGGAGGCGCAGTTGCAAAGGTCAAAGCACGTACTAGAAAGTCGTAGAGGTTATGCTGAAGGTGGACTGACTAAGTGGTTCAAAGAAGACTGGCGTGACGTAAAGACAGGCAAGAAGTGTGGACGTTCTGGTGGCAAAGACAAGAACAGACCCTATCCTGCTTGTAGACCTGCAAAGGTAGCTGGTAGAATTAGTAAAGCAGAAGCCTCAAAAAAGACTGGCCCTAGTAAAGTCAAATGGTCTGTTACAGCATCAGGTAGAAAAAGGAAAACCAATGCACGTAAAAAGAGTTAAGAAAGTAAAGAAGGGTTTGGAAAAAGCATCCAAGCTACACGCAAAGCAAGCTAAGTCATTAGGCTCTCTTCTCAAAGATAAAAAATTTACTAAGTACGGCAAAAAGAAAAAATAGGTTGAATGTAAAATCTAACTATGTTACAGTGAAAAAACTAACATAAAGGATTTTATATGCCGTATCTAACAAGCAGTATACCGTACTTTAAGGCATGGGTACGTAGAGAATACACAAAGAATATGGAAGAATACCACGGTGAGTTTTTACACGCTATGGTAATTGGCGTTACTACAATGCCAAACAGAACACTGAGCTTTCAGGTGCTATTCACAGGTTGTGAATCAGACGATGATGATGAAGCTCAAAACGTACATGGTGGTGCTATGTGGGCTAGAATGCCACTGACTGCACTAGTAGCTGATGAACCGCTGGATGAATGGCCTGAAGAGTTACCACCATATATAGCACAGCCTTGGGATTGTATGTCGCATACACATTCTGTGTACCAACTACAACGTGCAACTCCAGCGCCTTGGATAGCCAAAGTAGACGGAGAGTTCTACCCAGCCAAGTATTACTTTACTGTAGACTATACAGATAACGAAGTAGCAGATGATCCTGCACAACACAAACAATCACATGTGTTGGAGCTATTAGATGCAGGAGAGTATACAGGTAACATAGTTGCGTTACCCAATAATAGAGTGAGAGTAACTCACCCAGCATGGTTTGAGACTGGACAAGGTGCGCCAGACTTCAAGCCTAATCAACATATATACAACTCAAAAGAAAACGTAGACTATGTATGGGATACGCAACGAGTTTTCAACAATCTTTACAGCGAGGACAAAGAGCAATGATGAAGAAAAAGGGTTACGCCAAAGGAGCCATGATGAAAAAGAAAGGAATGGCTAAAGGTGGCATGAAGAAAAAGGGCATGGCTAAGGGTGGTCTTAAAATGGTTATGAAGAATGGTAAGAAAGTTCCATTCTACGCTGCTGATGGTAAAGGTAAAATGTATGGCGGTGGCATGGCTATGAAGAAGAAGGGCATGGCTAAAGGCGGTATGAAAAAGAAGGGCATGGCTAAAGGCGGCCTCAAGAAAATGGCAAGAGGTGGCTTCTTAGCTCCTGCTGCTAGACCACTAAAGATGCGTAAAAAGGGCGCAGCTAAAGGTGGAGCCAGAGGCGGTAAAAAATAAATGGCAAGAGAATACAATACAGTAACTAAGTCACTAACAGTATCAGCCACTGCTGCTGGTGCTAGTGCTGATGTATTGTATACAGTTCCTCCTGCATTTGATTCTGAAGTACAACTGCTACAGGTAATAAATGGTAATAGTGCTGATAAAAACCTAACAATACAATGGTTTGATTCTAGCACTAATACCTATAGCAATGTTATAAATGATAAAACTGTAACAGCTAAAAGTGTTTATAGAGTTATAGAAGGTGATACGTTATACCTACATTCAGGAGATAAGTTGGTGTGTCACGATGCTGCAAGTGGAGGGTGTCAAGTTTTACTTTCCACTAAAGAGTTTTTTAACTTAACAAGATAAATAAAGATATATTATGGCTAGACAATTAACTGAAAGACAACAAAGATTCTTAGACGTATTATTTGATGACGCTGGAGGGGATGTTGTACAAGCTAAAAAATTAGCTGGATATGGTGACAACTCCAGCACAACTGCTATAGTGGAGGCATTAAAAGATGAAATCGCTGAAAAAACTAGGACTTACTTTGCTAGGACTGCCCCGAAAGCTGCTGTCTCGCTTATGGGCGCTTTGCAAGATCCCACTCAGTTGGGTATCAAAGAAAAAATGATAGCTGCCAAAGATGTGCTTGACAGAGCAGGTCTTGGTAAAGTAGACAAAGTAGATGTCACCAGCGGTGGTGGTATTTTTTACTTACCCCCTAAAGAAGGTACAAACGAATAATACCTCAAAGAGAGTTAGGCTTTTGGCAACTACCAAAGCCGCTTAAAACACACAACAAACAATGGCACAATATTGTCAGGTTTACTAAGAAAATACCATTTGGTTACGAACTAGATCCTGACAATGATAGATTACTTGTACCCATAGAACACGAGCTAGAAGCTTTAGAGCTTGCAAAACAACACCTCAGACAGTATAGTTACAGAGCAGTAGCACAATGGCTGAGTAAAGAAACAGGCCGATACATATCACATATGGGTCTAAAGAAGAGAATAGAAGTTGAGCAAAGACGTAGAAAAGCATCTATCACTAAACGCAAGCTTGCCAAGTGGCTCGAAGAAACGCTCTCGGAAATCGAGAAGCTCGAAACGCAAGGAGTCGGAGCATACTCAGAAGCCTGTGGAAGTCGAAACCCCCCAGACTCCAGCACAGGTAGTAGCACCTGAGTATGACGTAGAAGAAGCACAAGAAGTCGTATTCAAACCTAACCCAGGTCCACAAACAACTTTCTTGAGTTCTTCTGAAAGAGAAGTTCTGTACGGAGGGGCTGCTGGTGGTGGTAAGTCTTATGCTATGCTTGCAGATCCACTACACGGCTTAAACGATCCTAACTTTTCTGGACTCCTTGTACGACACACAACTGAGGAACTAAGAGAACTTATACAGAAGTCACAGGAGTTATACCCACGTGCCATACCAGGAATCAAATGGTCAGAGCGTAAGTCACAGTGGATTTCTCCTAGAGGTGGAAGACTATGGATGTCGTATCTGGACAAGGATACCGATGTCACACGTTACCAAGGACAGGCTTTTAACTGGATTGGATTTGACGAACTTACTCAATGGCCTACACCTTACGCTTGGGATTATATGAGGTCACGTCTTCGTAGCGCA